GAGCCGACGACCGTGGTCTCGACGACCGAGGTGACGACCGGCGTCAACATGGCGGTGTGGACGGCGCCGTCGCTGCCGCTGCCGGTGACGGTGCGGACGGGCGTGCTGGTCAGTAACGCGCTGACGTTCACGTTCCTGCCGATGCCGCCCTTGCGGAGTGCGGCCGACCCGCCGCGCTGGATGGCCCCGCCGGGGCCACGGGTGACCCCAGTGCCGGTCGATCGCGGGTAAGCCATGACGCGCACGGGCCTGCAGGTCATCACGGACAGCCTGAAGCTGCTCGGCGTGGTGGCGGGGCATGAAGTCCCGACCTCCGCCGAGCAGTCGGATGCCTTTGCGCGCCTCAACGAGCTCATCGACAGCTGGGGACTCCACGAGAACACGCTGCTCGTGCAACGCCGGGACGTCGTCCCGCTGGTGAACGGGCAGCAGGTCTATCAGATTGGGCCGGGGCTCGACGTGGACCTGTCGGTGCCCATCACGCTCGACGCGGTCAGCTACGTGCTCCCGAGCGTGCCCGAGCAGGAAGTGTTCCTCGAGGTCGGCACGGACCTCGCCGCCATCGCGACGCCGCAGAAGCTGCTGACCGGCTCGCCGCCGCAACTGGTGAACTACTCGCGCACGCATGGGTATGGCGAGCTCTGGGTGTGGCCGGTGCCGACGATGGCGCAGGACCTCGTCGTCTATTGGCGCGAGGCGCTGGCGCAGTTTCCCGACCTCATCACGCCGGTGTCGCTCGCGGCGGGGTATGCGAAGGCGCTGCGGACGAACCTCGCGATCGAGCTGGCGCCGGAGTTTGGCAAGGCGGCCGACCCGCTCGTGATGAAAATGGCCGCCGAGTCGCTGGCCGATGTGAAGCGCGCGAACTTCCCGATGGTCGAGATCGGCATTGACCCCTTCCTGACGGGCGCGGGTAGCTACAACATCCTGACGGATAACTAGGCGCGGCCATGCCCGACAAGGACAAGGACAAGCGCCCACCCCCGCCGCAAGCGCTGCGGACCTTCCTCAACCTGAGCGCGGCCGTGCCTCCGCAGTATGGCGTCGATCCAACGAAGCCACTGCTGCGGCCGTATGTGCCGACACGGGGCCAGCAGCGCGCGCAGGCGGGGTTGATGGGCCTCGCGGACCTCGTGCGCGGGCTGACGGTCGGCGCGAGTGACGAGAAGGACAGCAACGCGGCGCAGATTGGCGAGTTGATTCAGACGGGGATGCCGCTACTGCCGGCGCTCGGGATGCTGCGCGGCGGGCTGAAGATTGTCAGGGGGGCAGAGACGGCCGAGGAGGCCGCGAAGACCGGCATTCGCGCGTATCACGCCTCGCCGCATGACTTCGACCAGTTCGACATCAGCAAGATTGGCACGGGCGAAGGCGCGCAGGCATACGGGCACGGGCTGTACTTCGCGGAAAACCCCAACACGATGGAGGTCTATCACCACGCCCTCTCGGACGACGCGATTAAGTTCGCTGATGGGCGCATCGTCAAGCCGGAACCAGGCAGTGTTGAAGACCGGGCGCTCGCCTATCTCGCGACCTATCAGGACGGCTTCGGCATCGACAACCCCCATCGGTTCGCGCGCGGCGAAGTAGAGAAACTCATCAAATACGGCACCGGGGCGAATCGACCCGGCGAGATGGAGACATTAGCCAAGGTGCGCGACCAGTTACGGGAGTGGGAACAGGCAGGCGTGACGGCGGGGAAGTCAGGGAAGCGGTACGAGGTGAACATCAACGCGGACCCCGAACACTTCCTCGATTGGGACAAGCCTCTGAGTGAGCAGAGCGAGCACGTCCAGCGTGCGCTATCAGGGCTCGGGGGATCGCCGGATGATATTCGTGGGGCGATTCGCCTCTATCAATCGCGTCTCACGATGCCCGGTCCTCGGGGGGAGATGGCCGCGAAGGAAATTACGAACTTGGAGCGGCAATTAGCCATCGCCGAACGGCGCACAGGCGGCGAAGTCCATCGCGACATCGGACCCGACCAACAATTCGCCGCAGAGTGGCTGAAAGAGCGCGGCGTTCCAGGTATCCGCTACCGCGATCAAGGCTCGCGCGGTCCAGCCGTGGTCTATGACGTGGGGGCACCTCGGCCAGACTTTGGGCCGTATTCGCCATTTACGAGCAAGGCCGAGGCAGAAAAGCAACTTGAACTGCTGCGGCGACACGGCTTCCACGACGCGGAAATCAAGACGACAGAGCAGCCACAAACCTACAACTACAGCGTCTTCGACGACGCGCTCATCAACATCCGTCGCAAGTATGGCTGGCTGCTGCCGATGATGGGCCTCGGCGCGCTCACGCAGGTCGGGCAACCGCAGGAGCCGCGCCAGTGATGTGTTTCCACCGCACGCCGCGCCGAATCATCTGGATGATGCTCATCGAGACGCCGTATCGTTCCGCCTCAACGCGGGACGAATCCGGCGACGAGAGAATGGCGCGCACTTGGTCGTCTGTGAAGCGAGCCGCCGAATGGTTGGCGCCATGTTGATGGCGACCCTTGCGCCACATGTCGGCCAAGTTCTCGGCCTTAGTGCCGAGGAACATGTGCAAGGGATTCACGCACGCGCGCGTGTCGCAGTGATGGCAGACGCACAGCCCCGGCGGGATGGCCCCATGTTCGGCTTCCCATGCGGAGCGATGGGCATAGAGCATGCGCCCGCCTCGACCACCGCTGTTGATTTGCCCGTAGCCGTTCCGCAGGGAACCCGTCCACAGCCAGCAGCCGGAGGGGTCGTCTTTGCGGACCGAGCGGGCGAAACGGACCGCGAAGGGCGTGCGCATATTCACCGTCTATTTTATCAGCGAGGCGCAAGGGGCTAATGCAGTATCCGGGCTTTATTGGCGCAAGCGATCGGGTGAGTGCGCGCACTGTGAATGCGGAGCGCGTGATTAACTGGTATCCCGAGCTCGCCACCGGCACGCCCAAAGCGAAGGCGTGGCTCGCCCCCACCCCCGGCCTCGACCCCTTCGTCGTCCTCGGCGCCGGCCCGGTGCGCGCGCTCTATGCCGAAGAGAACCGCTGTTTCGCCGTCGGTGGTGGCAACCTCTACGAAGTCCTCGCGAACCAGACCTTCGTTTTTCTCGGCGCCGTCGGCATGGACGGGCGCCCGGCGAGCATCAGCAGCAACGGCAGCGACGGCCGACAACTGTTCGTCGTGAGTAACGGCGACGGCTTCATCTTCGATCTGACGACGGACCTGTTTACGCCCATCATCGACGACGGCTTCCCGCGGCCGGTGTCGATGGGCGCGTTCATCGATGGCTACTTCCTCGCGCTCCAGGCGCAGTCCGACAAGTTTCAAATCTCCGAGCTCGAGAACGGCCTCGTCTGGGACGCGCTCGACGTCGCGCAGGTGAGCCATACCACCGGCATCGTGCGGGCGATGGTCCCCGTGCATCGCGAGCTGTGGCTGCTCGGCACGTCCACGACCACCGTGTGGGCTGACATCGGCGACCCCGACTTCCCCTTCGCGCCCATTCCCGGCGCCTTCATCCAGCAGGGCATCGGCTCGCTCTTCGGCTGGACGGTGGTCGATAACGCGCTCTTCTGGCACGGCCAGAACGAGGACGGCGGGCGCGTGGCCTATCGCGCGCAGGGCTATCAGCCGCAGCGCATTTCGACGCATGCGGTGGAGCAGGCGTGGGCCGAGGTGGCGACGCTGCAGGATACGGTCTGCTGGAGCTACCAGGACCGCGGCCATGCGTTCGTGGTCTTCTACATCCCGAGCGCCGAGACGACCTGGGTCTATGACGTCTCGACGCAGGCGTGGCACGAGCGCTCACTCTGGGACCCGACCGCGCTGGTCTGGACGCCGCACCTCGCGCGCTGTCATGCGTTCGCGTTCGACAAGCACCTCGTCGGGGACCGGCAGAGCGGCGCCATCTACCATCTCGACGCGCACACGCACACCGACGGCGTGCTGGAGGGCGGCTAGATGGCGGCGCCTTCCAATGTCAGCGCGGGCACGGCCTTGGTCGTCGGCGCCTTGCCGTATACGCATACCCAGTCCGTCACCGACGCGGGCGTCTGCTATACGGTCTGGTACCAGTACACCGGCACGCTCGGGCAGCTCGGCATTCAGGTGTCCGCGGCGAATGCGACCGGGACCGGCACGTATATCCCTGACATCACCTACTACGCCGCAGACGGGACGACGGTCATCCTCCCGCCGAACACGCTCACGCCGATTCAGGTCGGCACGCTCGTCGCCACGGACTACTACATCAAGGTCAGTCCGTCCGTCGCCGACCTGAGTGCCGCCTCCCTGCGGGTCGAGGTCCATCCCACCCCCACGGCGCCGGTGGTCGCGGGCTACGTGCTGATTAACGACGACGGCCAGAGCGGCTGGAACGTGCAGGGCCATCTGCCCGGCGTCATCCTCAACCCCACGACCGGCGAGGTCGCGAACATCGTCTTTCCGCTCGCGCAGGGCGACTTCGGCGACATCCTGCCGAATGGCCGCCTGGCGCTCGAAAACTTCGCGACCGACGACCTCATCTTCTACGCGCCGAATTTCGACGTCGTCACCACCGTCGACCTGACACCGGCGACCGACTTCATCCGGGTACGCGCGCAGAACACGCTCGGGCAGTTTGCGGTGACCGTGCGGCAGTCGAGCGTGACCAAGTTCAAGGTCTACAGCGACACCGGCACGGAGCTCCTCAGCCGCAACACCACCCTGCCGAGCAATCCGCAGTCGATCGTGCTGTCGAACGACGGTGGGACGATGTACTACGCGCTCCAGGTGGGCGGGGCCGCCATCAAGACCTGGAACATGACCACCAACACGGCTGGCGCGGACTTCGCGGCGACCACCGGCGGGGCGCGCATCTCCGACATGCTCATGCTCGACAACGGTGAGCTGCTGGCGATGAATGTCATGGTCACGCCGACGGTGGTCAAGCGGTATAGCGCCGCGGGGGCGCTGCTCGCGACCTACACGATCGGGACGTCGCTGCTCCCCGACGGCGCGGTGCCGCGCATGGCCTATGACGCCGCCGGCGGCCAGGCGGCGTTCTGGGTGTGGTGGTTTCCGAGCGACGGGGTCGCCCGGATGCAGAAAATCCAGATCAGCGACGGCACCGTGCTGCTCACCCAGGACACGCCGGTCTACGAAGAGGGGGTCGCGCAGGGCGACGTCGCACCGGGCACCTTCGGCGCGTCCAATTCCTGCCCGCTCATCATCATCGGCCAGCCGATCCCGTCGAATCCGCCGACGTTCTTTGTCTCGTCGTCGCCGACGCCCAGCCATCACGAGGAGGCGCGCTATATCCGCCGCCTGCGCCGCGCGCCGCACATGAACAACGAGAACAAGCGCGTGTTCTATCGCACGTTCGAGCTCGACCTCGAGCGCGGCCAGGCGCTCGCCTCCGGGCAGGGGTCCGAGCCGGTCGTCCTGCTGCGGCTGTCGCGCGACGGCGGGCAGACGTGGGGCGAAGAGCAGCGGATGGCGGTCGGCAGGCTCGGCGAGTATCAGGCACGGGTGCTGGCGCGGCGGCTCGGGCACGGGCGTGACCTCGTCTTCGAGGTGGTGGTGAGTGACCCGGTGGCGTGGAGCTTGGTCGGCGCGTGGCTCGACCTAGAGCCGGGGACGTCGTGAGTTACCCGCCCTACCAGCAACCGCTCCTCGACCGCGCCACGGGCCTAGTCACGAAGCCGTGGCAGCTGTTCTTCCTCGGCCTGACCGGCGCGGGGAGCGGCCTCGACGGGGGCAACATCACCGATGGCAGTGTGCCGCTCGACGCGCTCGCGGCCATCGACTCGCCGCGGCTCCTCGGCCGAGGCTCGAGCGGCAGCGGACCCGTCGAGCAGCTGTTCATCGGCACGGGGCTGGCGCTGACGGACCTGACGCTGTCGGTGACGTCGGACGGGATCGAGCAGCTCGGCTACTGGACGCCCAT